ATTATTCCAAGTACATTTACGCTGGATCAAACCCATCAGAAGCAAACGATTTATTCCACTTTACATTCCCTCAGGCAACTGGTTTCTCAAATGATTTTTCAACATTAAGTTTAGCAAATGGACTGTGGGATCAAGAAGCGCAGGATACAGTTTATTCTGCTGTTGGACCTGTAACATATAACTTAACTGGTGGTATTGATTACAGTCTCAGTGGTGGTTTTAAAGCAACGTTAGGAAACTTACAATCCTCATATAGATTATTCGATAACAGAGATGAGGTTGCAGTTGATTACTTAATTAATGGTCCTGGATTAGATGATGTAGCATCATCTCAAGCAAAGGCAAATAATATAATTGCTATTGCTGAAGCAAGAAAAGATTGTGTTGCAGTAATTTCTCCACACAGAGGAAGTGTTGTTGATATTACAAATTCAAACACTCAAACTGAAAATATCATTGAATTCTTTACTGCACTAACATCTTCATCATATGCTGTTTTTGATAGTGGATATAAGTATACTTATGATAGATTTAATAACCTCTTCAGATACATTCCATGTAATGCTGATGTTGCAGGTTTAATGTGCAGAACCAATATTGTTGCATATCCATGGTATTCTCCTGCTGGTCAACAGAGAGGAAATATCTTAAATGCAATTAAATTGGCATATAATCCAAATAAAGCACAAAGAGATAGACTATATCCTGCAAGAGTTAATAGTATTATTAATCAACCAGGTGGTGGAATAATCCTATTTGGAGATAAGACCGCTCTTGCATATCAATCTGCTTTTGATAGAATTAACGTTCGTAGATTGTTCTTAACTATTGAACAATCTTTAGAAAAAGCAGCACAATCTCAACTGTTTGAGTTCAACGACCAGTTAACTAGAGCAAACTTTGTAAACATTGTTGAACCATATCTCCGTGATATTCAAGCGAAGAGAGGTGTTTATGATTATCTCGTAGTTTGTGATGAGACAAATAATACTCCTGATGTTATTGATAATAATGAATTTAGAGCAGACATTTACCTGAAGCCTGCCAAATCAATTAACTACATTACTCTTACATTTGTTGCTACACGAACAGGTGTTAGCTTTGAAGAAGTCGCTGGAAGAGTTTGATTATTTAATTAACACCAAAAGGAGGAACCTAAAATGACAGCGAGAAACATTAGAACAATCACCGATTTCAAATCTCAACTTGTTGGTGGTGCAGCAAGACCTAATCTATTTGAGGTCTCTATTCCATCATTCCCATCATTTGTTAATGGTTGGAATGATGAGAAGTTTAATTTCCTGTGTAAAGCTGCTGCTTTACCAGCATCAAATGTTGCACCAATTGATGTACCATTTAGAGGACGTATTCTTAAGGTTGCTGGTGACAGAACCTTTGATACTTGGACAGTAACTGTTATTAATGATGAAGATTTCCAATTGAGAACAAAATTTGAACAGTGGATGAACCAAATCAACAAATTAAATAATGGCACTGGTGCAACTAACCCAGCATCATATATGGTTGATGCTTATGTTTATCAACTCGGAAGAGGACAACAAAGAGAATCAACCACAAATACAAGTGCATCATCAAACAATCCCCTGAGAGTTTATAAGTTCTACGATATTTTCCCAACTAATGTATCACAAATTGAATTGTCATATGATACTTCAGATACTATTGAAGAATTTACTGTAGAGTTCCAGGTTCAGTGGTGGTCTGCTGGTACTACTGGTGATCAAAACACAACTGAAATTGTATAATAAATAGTACATAAATCTAGAACACTTTAATAATGGCAAAATTATTTGGATTCTCTATTGACGATAAGCAAAAAACAACACCAACTACAGTTTCCCCCGTTCCTCAAAATAATGAGGACGGGGTTGACCACTATTTAACTAGTGGATTTTTTGGGTCTTACGTAGATATTGAAGGTGTATATAGAACAGAATATGATTTAATTAAAAGATATCGTGAAATGGCACTTCATCCAGAATGTGATAGTGCCATTGAAGATATTGTAAACGAAGCAATTGTAAGTGATACAAACGATAGTCCTGTACAAATTGAACTATCAAATTTAAACGCTAGCGACGGAATTAAGAAAAAAATAAGAGAAGAATTCAAACATATTTTAGAATTATTAGATTTTGATAAAAAATGCCATGAAATTTACAGAAACTGGTATGTTGATGGTAGATTATATTATCATAAAGTTATAGATTTAAAAAAACCACAAGAAGGAATTCAAGAATTAAGATATATTGACGCATTAAAAATGCGTTATGTTAGGCAATCAGTTAATAAAAGTGGAAAATCACTACGCGAAAGAAATCTAAATGCGTCAAGTGAAAATCCAATGGATTATGAATTTCCAGAAATAGAAGAATATTTCATTTATAATCCATCATCACAATCAACAGGAGTTACTAATAGATCATCATCACAATCTAATGGTGGTGTTAAAATTGCTAAAGATGCAGTAACATACTGTACTTCAGGTTTAGTAGATAGGAATAAAGGAACTACATTATCATACTTACATAAAGCAATCAAGTCTCTCAATCAACTTCGCATGATTGAGGATAGTCTTGTCATTTATAGACTATCACGCGCACCAGAACGTAGAATTTTTTACATTGACGTTGGTAATCTACCAAAAATCAAAGCAGAGCAATATCTCCGCGATGTTATGATGCGTTATCGTAACAAATTAGTTTATGATGCAGGAACAGGCGAAATTCGTGATGACAAAAAATTCATGAGTATGCTTGAAGATTTCTGGTTACCACGTAGAGAAGGTGGTAGAGGAACAGAAATCACTACCCTTCCTGGTGGACAAAATTTAGGTGAAATTACTGATATTAAATATTTCCAAAGTAAACTTTATAGATCATTAAATGTTCCCCCATCAAGAATGGAGGGTGAAGGTGGATTTAATCTTGGTCGTTCGTCAGAAATTCTTAGAGATGAACTTAAATTTACCAAATTTGTCGGAAGATTGAGAAAAAGATTCTCTAATCTTTTCAATGATATGCTTAAGACACAATTAATTCTTAAGAATATCATTACCCCAGAAGATTGGGACATTATGAGAGAACATATTCAATATGATTTCTTATATGACAATCACTTCTCCGAATTAAAAGAAGCAGAATTGATGACCGAAAGACTTAATATGGCAGCAACTGCAGAACCATATATTGGCAAATATTATTCTCAAGATTATGTCCGTCGCAAAATTCTTCGTCAAACAGATGAAGAAATTATAGAACAGGATCAATTAATTAAAAAAGAAATTAAAAATGGAATTATTCCTGATCCAAATGCACCTATTGATCCTACAACTGGTATGCCAATGACAGGAGATCAATCTGCAACTGGAGATAATATAAATGGTGCATCAGGAAAAGTTCCAATTGAACCATCTGCAGATGGATCTTCCACTGAAGTTTGATAAATAAATTATAATTTACTTAATTAAATCAATGGATGACCTCTTAGATATGATTATCACTGATGAATCGCCATCACAAATTAGTGATAAGATTAAAGATATTCTTTTTACAAAGTCTGCTGAAAAAATTGAAGCACTAAGACCTAGTGTTGGATCTTCGTTATTTGGGGATCAATCCGAGGAAGAATAAATGAAATCATTCAGACAATTTATATCTGAATCAGTAAACATCTCAGGAGATTTTAACGGAAATCTCTATATCAATTCTCAACCAGAAGAACCTCAACAGGTTGGGGAAAGTTATGTTGCAGATGTTATGTGGCAGGGAAATCTGTATAGACTAGAATTAGTTACTAAATCAGGTTTACCCTCTAAACAAGAACTTGGCGAACAACTTCAGAGACAATACCCTGGTGCAATTGTTCACCAAATTTATCCTGCAGAGGAAAAGAATTTCAACATTAAAAATACAAAAAGATATCACCCTTCAAAATTAGAATGGATTGATTAATAATGGCTCAGTGGAATAAGACTACACAAGACTTCTTAAATCAAGAAAGAAGTCTCTTTGAAACTTTTAACATCGCAGATCACTGGGGTAACCAAACAGATTGGAGACCTCAGTTTTCTAATAACAATAGACTAAAGACTTCTCCTTTCCAAACAGTTTTCTTCAATACCTTTCAATATGGTAAAGAGACTGATGTTTGG